CCTTTCCAGGTGGCGGCAAAATGTGAGGTGGTTAATCGACGATAGTGATCCCGTCTTTTAGCGCTGCGTTCTTGCCGGTGATATCCAGCGAATCGAATGCATCGCGCTTCATGGTTTTCTGCCCTGCCTGGTGCTGCGATTGCTGCGAACCTCCACCCGAATTACCAGAAGCCTTAAGGATGTGATCCTTCTGCGGGTACTGCTCCACCAAAAACTCCAGCGCCTCGTCGAAATCGGCCAGTTCGCCCGGCTTAGCCCGCGAGTAAACTTTATTGCCGGAAGGGTCATAGGCAACAACCTTGCCCTCTTCGATTTTGAAGGACTGCCCAAAGCGCGCCTGAACAAAATCAGCCGGGATCGCCATTTTATCGGTGATGAATTTGGAGCCAGAGAAACGGCCGCCGATCATCTCCTTGTAGAGCTGATCCTGCAGGGTCTTGTTCTGATTTGTTGCTTCGTCCAGTTGGGCCTGGAACGACTTGGTGATTTCAGCCTTCACTTGATCCACTGCACCTGCGTCGATCAGCTTTTTCTGGTCGATTTTGGTTACCAGTTCGAGCGCCTCTATTGCTTTAGCCGGATCAGTAATACCGGCAAATTTAGCCAGATTAGCTTCGGCACTTTCTTTTGCCTCTCGGTGCGATTTTGCCTCACCATTTAAAGAGGCAATCTTTCCGATAGCCTGGGAAGCATCGAATCCAATTTCTTTTCCGTCATCATGGACATAAATTGGATTGCCTTTGTCATCGATAGCAGCCAGTTTTTGCCCATTAACTTCAACGATTTTCAATTTCATGTTGTTACCTTTGATGTAGTCATCCGACTGTTCACCGCTTTGCATCCGCTCGGCGGCAGAAATAAAAAAACCACCCAAAGGTGGTCGCTATAGTCCGGCATCCGAAAACGCCCGTTCATCAATTTCTCGCAGCTGTTGCAGGCTTAGCCACTCCCCTTTGTCGGAGAAGAATTCCGCCGGCCGCATACCGCCGTCACGCATCAAGCGTGCGCGGGTTTCGCCCAATACCTCCACCTGGCGCCGGTAGGGCTGACGTTGGAGCCAGTCCCGATAATTGGTTTCCGCCGGCACCTGGCCATCCATACTGGCGCGCGTGCCCGCCGGCATTTCATCGGCATCGATACCCAGCGCTCGCCACGATTTCACCACCAGCGTTTCCACTGACCGGCAACAGAAATGGATCCGCCCCGGCCCGGCGCCATAAGGCACCCTGTGGCCGATGGGTTTGTTGTCCAGCGTGTAGCGCAGGCGATCGCGCACGATGCAGGTCGGCGTCGTCTTGTTATCGAGGGTTGCCAGCCATTGCTTGCAGTCGATAACGTCGGCGTTGGCCTGGGCGAATTCCGTGCGCGCTACAGCCGCCATATGGCTGACGGCGGTTTTTATCACGCTGGTTGCATTGGCCCGGCCAGTTTGCAAAACACCGTCCTGATAATTTCGGGCGCGAGTGCCGCGGATCCGGCGATAAATCTGGTCCGTCGTTTCACCCTGCAGATAACCCTGGCTCACAGCGTTACTGATGCGCTGGAGTCGGTCGCTTTCCAACTTGCCGGCCCATTCGCTGAGCAAACGCCCCTGAAACGGCCGCGCCACCGCTGCGGCGTAAACTTGCTGCGGTGTCAGGCTGATAAGCGGGTAACGCTGTTTCACCAGGTCGGGCAGCAGAGAATCAAACAGGCTGAACTGAAAACCGCCTTCATACCCGATAAAATCGCCCAGCTCGTCGCTCAGTGCCCCATAAAGCCGCTGGTAAACCTGCCGGTTGATATCCCGCACGCCGCCCAGCAGTGAGTCAAGGCGGCGAACCGTGAAGCTCTGCGGGTCTAGGTCATCCAGCGCCATCAGCAATTTTGATGACAGCTCCGCATCGGCCTGGTTGAGGATCTTTACCATCCGCTGGGCAATACCAGTCGAGTAACGAGAAACGAAGAGTGCGTGTGCCAAGGTTTCATCTAGCAAGCGATCATTAACCTTTCCCATCGCTACTCCTCCTTGATTAAATCAGGAGGTCGATTTATCAACACATCCATTACCTCTTCAGGATTCGCGTCTGGGTCAATGATACGAAGCCGCTGGTAAGCGCGCACAGCATCAATAAAGCGAATGTCTCCACCCTGCCGTAATGACTGGATCGCCAACGCTGATTGTGCGTCAACAGATTGCGTTTCCGTCTCCAGTTCGGTGCGTACATCAACATTACCGCCCGAAGGCAAGCCCAGCCATTCGGCCATTATTTGCAGGATATTATCGAGAGCATCTTCGAGGGAACTCGCCATCGTGAATAGTGGCGAGTTCTCCTGCATTTTTTCTTCGTTAGTCTGATCGACCGATTTTGTGGAGGTATTTTCTGCGCGCAATAATTTGGCGCCAGCCTGCCGCATTTGTTGTTCAAGATCGTCAATGGAGGTTTTTCCGGCTCCGATAGCTGAGCCTGTATGCTCGGTGTACTCGATCCCTTGTTTTTGCCTATCTTCAAAACGCGCGGCACTTGATGCACCAACGGTTAACTCTTGCCCTTCTTCAAGGCCATAAACACTGAGGATCGGCACCCGGGCGACATGCAGAATGTTGTCCTGCTCACTTTGGCTTTGCCAGTGCTTGATGTTCAGCAATGCCAGATTTAGTAGCGGTGGGGAACCCCGCATAAATCCCGTGCGTTTGGTGTAGAACGTCACCAGAGGGATATCATCACGGCTGGTTTCCCACTCCTCGAAAATAGCCCAAACGCTCTCACCAGAATCGCCTTTGCTTTTTCGGTAAATTTCCACCTTTCGGGGCATGATGTGGCGAATCTGCTCAACTTTTGTCTGCCCGTAATCATCACTATCAACGATGATCACCTCTTTGATGCGTAAGTCGGTCAGCACAACCTTTCCCTTCACCACTTTCGACTTCCAGCCAATCACCTGGCGAGGATTGAGCATGGTGACGTATGGGCGGCTACCTGCTGCCTTCTCATCGGCCTTCGTTTTTACCTCATCCTTGTTCACGCGAGGAAAATCGACCAGCGCATGAGCCAGACCATACTGAAACCCGATAGAAAAGAATTCTTGCGCCCATACATCAAGCCTATTTCCTTCCAGATCGATATTTGGTGTGAGTTTTTTTATCTGCTCAGGCGTTTCGTCGCTTAAAACGGTCGGCTCAGCAAACACGCGGCCAATATCCTGCTTTATTGTTTCCTCATAGGCAGGAAGCAATGTTGCAACAGCCAGCCGTTTTTTATAATCCTCCTTGTCTTCATTCGGCCAGCGTGGCAGATATGTTTCGCCCAGCCTGCGCATATAAAGCGTGCCGCCCATCAACGCATCGTTAATGTCCCAGGCTTCGACCATATCGTTATAATCAAGATTAGGTGTTGAAATATCAGGCATGGTGATTACATCCGTAATTTGGTGACCTTTCCGGCAGGTTTAACAATGGGGAACTGTTTCTGGATAAAATAACCGGCGCCATCGTTGGGGTGGTCATTGTCGGATTTTTTATCCGGCTCACCGGTTTTTTCATCCCAGATTTGCTGCTCCAAGCATTCGGTATAAATCGGGCAACGCTTCACATTGACCTTATAGCGACGTTCACCACTCCCATTACAAAACATCGCATTCATCGCATTAATTCGATCTTTCACTGGAGGGTTAGCAGCATTCACCACCACATTAAACCCAGCCTGCTTTAGCTGAGCGATATCTGTCAGGCTGGCATTGCTGGATTTTCGCGAATCACCCGACGCATCCGGGTAGATGTAAATTTCTCGCACCTTACGATAATCGGCGCCATCGTAAAGCCAGAAACGCTCCTTGATAATGCGGATCATGTCGGGGGTGTCGTACGCGTTGATGATTTCGTTAACCGCACACGGCAGCCCCAGGCGCAGAACGTGAACGATGCCGGCCATCTTGCCGACGTTGAAGTCCATCCCGATATAAAGCGGCTCGCCGGGCTGCTCCACCTCGTCGCAGTTGTTCAAACGGCGATCGAACTGGTGGTAAATGGTGCCGCTCGTCAGGTTGGTAAACTGTCCGCGCAGGTAGGCTTTAATCAGCTCCGGCGGATAGCTCCCCATCAGCGAGGGAATGTAGTCCGGCGGCAGGTTCTTTTCGTTGTCGAACGTCGACGCCTGCACTAGGCCGTACAGCGTCGCCAGCTCTGGTTTGTCGCGTACCTCTTTGACGAACTGGAGCCAAACGAATTTAAACCCCTCCGGCGTCGTAGTGACGTCAATCCCGTTGCGCAGACCGTCCACCTTGTAACGCATACGCGCGATGATTTTCCGCCAGGCTTTCTGCGCCTTCTCTTTTTTCATCACGTCGAGCTCGTCGATCAGCGCGTTACCGATTTTAAAACCGACAATAGTTTCCGGCTTTTCCATCGAGCGGCAGATCGTCGTTCCGCGGTACTGCCGGCCGGCGTAGAAATGCACCTCTTTGTTGCTCTCGTTGATCTGGACGCGCATCCCCCAATCGTGCGCCACTTCCTCGACCGTCGGGTAAAAAATATCGCGGATCTGCGGATAAGTCGGCGCAAAGTAGCCCTGGTTGATGCGGGGAAACTCCCACATGCCCTTGCAGATACCGCCGCACCCTACCCACGTTTTGCCAGAACCGAACCCGGCGACGTAGGCTTTGAGCTTGTGCGGCATCGCCAGAAAACGAGCCTGAGGAATATTAAGCGTCGGCGCTATCATCATCCCTCCTGGCGTCTACCACGTTGATGTTGATCGCCACCGGCTTCGGCGTGTCGTTGTCGTCATCGTCGGCCAGTTCTTTACCCAGCTTTTCAACCTCGAGCTGCCGACGTTCGATTTCAGCCTGCTGCAGCCTCTGCGTAAACTCGCTATCAGCCAAGCCCAGACGTTTCATCACAGCTTCGAACATTTTTTCACGACTGATTGCCGTGATTTCCACGCCGTTTTTCCCGACCTTCGTACCGGAATACGCCAGACGGGCAATGCCAGATAATTTTCGGGTGTCCGGGAAGTAAGCGCGGCCTATGCCGTCTCCGTTGCAGTGCGGGCAAGCTGGGTTAGGCTCCCTGTTGTGGTCGTAGCCATAGCCGCCCTTGTCTGGTGGTTCCGGCTTGTTCCTGGCCTTGGCCTCTTCGCATTTTTCATCATGCTCGATTGAATCCCGCCACTGGTAGTGGTGTCCGAATCCCCAACAATGCCGGCAGGCGCCGCGGCGGTACTGCGAAATCTCGTTCGCGTCGAACGTGGCCAGCTGCCACATTTTTTCGAGCACTTCATCAGCGTTTGCCAGGGTGCGCGATACCGATGCAACCAGTTGGCTATCGATGGCCCGTTTAACGTTAGGATTCGTCAGAAGCTGACGGCCATAGTTTGGGTCGCTGTAACCGGCCCGCTCAGCGGCGGCAGTGGCGTTCTGATCAATCAGGTATTCCGCTACGAAAAGGCTTTGCTGTGGTGATAAGCCTGATTCCGATATCAGCTCTTCTGCGCTGAGTTTGGGATCCGTCTTGGTACGCACCTTTGATTTTTGCGTACCGCTTTTGCGTACCTGCGTACCTTTTTGCGTACCGCCCTTTCCCTTGCGTACCCAGCCATGTTTTTTGGCGCGCTTCCTGATTGCCCCCTCACTGATGCCGTATATCTCTGCCAGGTCGCGGAGAGAAAGTTGACCGGCACAGTAATCGCGCTCGAGGCCGCTTTCTTCCGGTTGTGACATAGCATTCTCCATAAAAAAAGCCATCAGCCTGCCGGTGCGCTGGGTGCGCGGTGGGTGC